ATGGCTCGTTGAAGATAGTGATACGTACGACGGCATCGTATGGGGTGATATGGACGAGAATGACAGACCAAGTGAAGAATTTCTTCAATCTAAAAGGTTGGAATTCGAAACCGAACAAAAGTGGAAGGAACTCCGCGAAGAACGCAACAAACGCATTGCCCAAACGGATTACCTCGCCACCATCGATTACCCTCACGCCACCGAGGAGGTCAAGCAGGCGTGGTTCGACTACCGCCAAGCCCTTCGGGACCTCCCAGCCAACACGACGGACCCGGAAAACCCCGTTTGGCCCCTCGCCCCTCAATAAAAACTCCTATGTTTTCTTCCAAACCGTGTCCCGGTTTGCTAGAAAAATTCCTCACGCTATATTAAATGTCTTCCTACAGACCTTTGAGATTTCTGGACGCCTCGGCGAGGGCGGACGAGATCGTGGCCAATTACAAATTGGGAATAGGCACGCACTCCCAGTCGTCGGAGGTGCACGTCTTGGCGGACGCCCCCGAGATCAGGGTTCAGGACGAGGTCTCGGAGGTCACGGAGACGGCGCTTCGCATCACCGCGGACGGTGGGGCGGTCTCCTTCCAGTCGGGCGTCGATTTCACGAACGACAGCAAGGGGGACATTAAATTTCAGAGCATGCTCGGGGCGACGACGCACATGACCATCGATGGTTCGACCGGGAACCTCGGCATCGGGACGACGAATCCAGAGGCTATATTACACGTGATGACCTCGGGTGGGAGTGATGGTATCGTCGTAGAAAATAATGGTAGCGGTACCGAGTCATGGATGAGAGTAATGCCCCATATGACCGAGGGTTCTTTTAACCCTCTGACTGGCACCGGTGATTCAGCTCTAATATTTTCAACTGATAGAAGTATTTCAAATGAAGCAAATACGGGGTTGGTAATAGCACCGTGGTCTGAGAATGCTAACGGCATTAAAATATTAGAAAATGGCAACGTCGGCATCGGGACGACGAGTCCGGTATCCATTTTACACGTCAGAGGAATCGGTCAAACGAGTCAGACATCATTCGATACGAGTCAGACACTCGGGGCGAGTATATTCGCTGAGTCTTCTGATAGCGTTCCTGGTAGCGGTGGGTCGTTAGTATTAGGGACGTACCAAGGTAAATTTGCAGCCATTAAAGCTGATATAAAAAATGGGACGAACAATACGGTAGGACATTTACATTTCATGACGCGAAATGCCACGACTGATGCTACACTCACAAATCGAATGACCATTTTAAACACCGGCAACGTCGGCATTGGGACGGTGAATCCACTCGAAAAATTTCACCTCTACGGAAGTCCCATGATTCAACACGAGACGATATACAATGTTGGTGGAAGTCAGGGTTGGTATAAATTAGGGACTTGGAATGCAGCGAGTGCAACAGGCGGTTCGCGTTTAAAAATTTCACTTCTCGGTGCAGAAGGTTATGATAACTATCAAACTCATCGGGGCGGTGAAACCATCATATATGCAAGTATCAATAATAATAATGATACAAATGCCTCTAACATGTCTGGTTCCATTCATGCGTACGGAGACCCCGTCATAACACAGGCAAAGTTTAAACAGGTTGGGACAGATAGGAGTATATATGAAATTCATGCGTACGTCGAAACTTATACTCGACACTCCATGAAGATAGAATGCACTAACACGACGACTTTTACACGCGCGTTGACGAGTTCATCTGACCCGGGTGCAAATTCATCTACGGTACAAGCGGCGTTGTTTACTCACGTCGTCAATAACTCGGGCCACGTCGGCATCGGAACGAAGACTCCGTTACAACCACTGCACGTAAAAGGAAATGGCCAGAACCCGGTCATCTATATGTCCGACCCAAGTAATAACCGTTATTCCAGTGGATTTGGGACACATCACGTTAACTTCGTTGGTCAACGTTTGGATTTTTACAACGGTGATAGTGGTGCTAACGGAACATCCTTAGGTAGCAGTCACATACGAATGTCCATAAATGCTAGCGGTCATGTCGGTATCGCAACGACGGATCCTCAGACTACGCTCGATGTTCGATCAAACGCACTCCTAGGGGAATATGGTAGTAGTGGTTTTTACAATGGTTACGGTCGCTGCCACGTGCGAGGTTATACAAATACACCGATCATTCTGGAAAACATTGGTACTAACACGTCTGGGATCGGGAACTTTACCAATGGCATGAGTTTGTGTACTCAAGGAGGTACCATTGATTTGAGATGCTCGTCGGGATATAACGGTGATATGGGTATAGCTGGGAGTCATATCGTGAGATTTAGTAACGGTGGCGATCGAATACAAATATATCGAGATATAAATGGCTCTAATCCTTACTTTTATTACAATTCTTCAGGTAATTACGGCACGTATTCAGATCGTCGCGGTAAGAAAAATATACAAACCTTGAACGTGTCCGAATCTGTGCAGTACGTGAAAAACCTGAATCCCGTGTCGTTCAACTATTACACCGAAACGTCGGACGTCACACCTCAGGCGGGTTTCATCGCACAGGAGGTCTTGGGGGCGGAAACGAATCCGTGTCAGACGAAATGCGTCGTCAGTGGTCACGAAACGTACGACCCAGACGACGTGAATTCGCCAAATCTCGGCGTCGGTATGCAATCGATGATTCCAATGCTGGTGCAGGCGCTTCAAAACGCACTGGAACGCATTGAGGCCTTGGAAAATAATGCCTGAAAAATAAAATTCTTTTAATATATATCACATCAATGGGAATTAACGTACCTTCTCTGTATGTCAGTCATTTCAAAACGACCTTAAATAACGTCTACGTGGCCGTCGGGCAGGACGATGTGATTATTAAGACATCGAAAATTCACCCCCACAAGGGCACGTGGGTCACGTACAATTGTGGTGTTTGGGCAGACCAAGAAACGCGAGAGACGCAGTTGCCACCCATCACGAAGTTGAGCAATACTTTTCCGTTAGTCGAGAACGTTGACATCATGCAACAGGTGTACACAAACATCAAGTTGGATGCCCCGAACTCCACGGATGTGTAAACCTCATCAGACCGAAATCAAACTGACGTCCTCCCTCGCGAGGGGTTCGATTTTCCAATTGTACACGTAGGTGTGCACCTCCCCGGTGCCTTTGACGAATTTTTCCTTCTCGAGGTCTCTCCCCCCGTTATCGAGGGCGTTGAGAACGTCGAACCCCAACCTTTTCGCGATCACCACGGCGTGTCTGAGGGCGTCCTCACCCACGGCGTGATGCACGTAGGCTTGTCTCAGTCGCAGTTTCGGGTCTTTCCTCGGCACCCACCCCACCTCGACGAGGGCGACGAATATGCCCTCCTTGGGGTCGACGAAGGCTCTCCCGACCCACTCCTCGGCCCTCGGGAGGATGGCGAGTTTGTGTTTCCGAGCGTCCGCGTCGAGGAGTTTTTGTACGTCAAACACGTCAGAGGGTTCCATGAGTCGGAGGTGGGAACTCCCCTTGACGTCGAACCATTTGTTCGTGGGGTCGTTGGTTTCGGTGAACCCGGCGTCGACGAGTTTGGGGACGTTCAGGAGTCGGTGCCAGTAGGACGCCGTGCACACCGGGTGGGGCAACTCCGCGGTGGCGGTGTAGATGGCTTGTTCGATCCCTCTGAGGACGGCCCTTCGGGTGATTTCCTTGATGAGGAGGGGGGCGAGGCGTTTGTCTCTGTATTTTTGGTGCACGCACAGAAAGTTGATGACGACGGCGTCGACGTCTTGGCCGTGGGCGTGGAATCCTCTCGGGGAGGCGGCGATGAATCCCACCAACTCCGGCGTCGGCGCTTTCCTCAGGGCGTAGAGTGCGACGTTCCACCACTCGTCCCTCTCGAGCGCCCACCGAAGGGTGGGGACGGTGTATTCGAGGTAGGACTGGTCGTCGGCGAGGTAGTGTTTGTTGAAGAAATTCCTCAGTCGGTCCTCGCTGGCGGTGCCCCAAAAATAGTTCACCGGGTCGGGGAGGGGGGTCGACTCCTGCAATTCCTCTAATTTCACCGTGCAATTCGTGGGTTGGGTGTTCCAAAACTGATGCATCTTCTCTCTACTAAATTGGAGTCTCATGTTTTTAACTTAAAGTCAAGCCTCGCTACCTAACCATAAAAGAAGCGAGAATGTCCCTCACGCAAGATTTCACCACCGTTCCGGGTCAGGCGTTCGCCTGCCTCTCCATCGTCGGCCCGGAGTGTCCGCAGAAGACGGACAAGTTCGGAATCAAGATTCGCGGCGCCTTCTCGACGCGGGACGAGGCCGCGGCGCACGCGAAGCGTTTGCAACAGGAGGACTCGACCTTCGACATCTACGTCGTCGACCTCTACAAGTGGCTTCTCATCCCACCGGACCCTTCGAAGATTGAGGATTCCCACTACACCAACGAAAAGTTGGAAGAACTCATGGAGGGATACAGGCAAAACCAACGCGAAGCGGCGAAGATGTTCGAGGAGCGCAAGCGCGACATGATTGAGAATGCGGATAAGAACTATTTCAAGCCGGGCGACGAGAACTCCAAGTTCTACACCAAGCCGGACGAACCGCCGATTTCCCACCCAGCGGAGGTCCTCGAGCGTCTCAAGAAGGAGAAGCCGGACGCCTCGATGGACGACCTCGTCAAGGAGGCGGACGCCATCGTCGCCGCCGAGATCGAGGAGCGCAAGGCGAAGCGTGAGGCCGAGGCCAAGGCCGAAGCCGAGGCCAAGGCCGAAGCCACCGAGGAGGCCGAGGCCCCGACCGAGAATTAATTTCACATAACATTGTAATATGAGTGCATTCAGCATCACTCTAAATATTTTGACAGTCCTTCTCGTCATAGTCACGCTTTTTTTCCAGGGTCACCTCGTCGAGGTCAAGGAGGGGAGTGTCCTCGCCTCGGCGATGGAGGTCATGCGCATAAACGCCAAAGATCCGCGGGTGACGTCGCGCGCCTATTTCACGGAGCCTAGATATGGGAACATTGGTAAATTCACGAATTACGACGAATACGCGCCGATTGATAATTACAAGACTAGTGAGACCGAAGAATCACGGGTTGCATAGTCTTCCCCATGAAAAACCCGAGTAGAAAAACCGCGAACGCGATGACGAGAGTGTTCTTATCGATGCTCCCGAGATCGAACTTTTGCGGGAGGGGTGGCGGTGGCGGTGGCATCCCGTAGTGCATGGGTTGCTGGGGTGCCCACTGCTGTTGGGGTTCGTATTCCTCCTCCATGATCGGGGTGGAATCCTCTTCCTCCTCTTCCTTGGGTGGCGGGGTCGGGGTGTACTGAAACGGTTGTCCGATGTCGGTCTCCATTATTATTAATTAAAACATCGCGCTATTTTTTTAAGCGAAATATTCCGCTTCGCTGTCGCTGACATCTTCGTCGTCGATGAACCCCTCGAGGTTCCCGTTTTCGTCCGCGTCGGTGTCGTCGTCGGTTTCCCACTCGCCTTCACCGTCCTCGTCGTCGTCGTCCAACTCGTCTTCGGTGGGGATGTCCCCGGATTCCGAGTTGAAATCCGAGTCGTGTTCGTCGTCGCTGTAGTCGTCTTCGATGTCCTCGATCTCGGGAACGTAAATTTCAGACGGCTTCTTGATGATTCTTCCGCTTCGGGTGGTCATGACGGCGGCCATGGTTTCTTCTCTATTTTATTCATCGAGTCTTTCGTTTAAGTATCTCGTCTGAAACCTTAATTTTTGAGCCATCGCATTTCTCTGGAGTTCTTTCTCGTACGCCCACCCCACCCTGAACGCTAAATCCTCTATTTCATCGTGAATGTCGTAATCGTTGTAAATGCCTAAATTTTGGAGGTGGTCGATGGCCCGTCGGAGGAACACCGCCCCTTGCGTGGGTTCGGTAAAGTACAACTCGCACAGTCGCAGGTCGCTCAAAAAAGCCTTGTATTCCTCTGGGTTCACCCCGGAGTACTTGTGTGCCTCCGTCTTGAGTGCCTCGAACGTGTCCATCCCGGGGGGTGTTCGCGTGAGGAGGAATACCATGTACACCGCCACGAGAGCGAAGATGAAGAACATCTCTACTATCTCACAAGTTTTTTATATGTGCTCGCAAATATCTTCATCCTCCTCCCGTTTTTGCACTCGCACGCCTGGATGAGGATGTCCCGTTTGAGGTTGAACCCGCACGTGCGCCCGCACGACCGACACGTGGCGTTGGTGGTGACCCCGAAGCCCCCTCGCACTTTTTTTAATTCTATGACCTGGGCGTTCGCGAACCCGTCGACGTATTTCTGTATGAACGTCTGGAGTTCCACCCGGGCCTCGTCCACTTTGGTGGGGCGTTTCTCTTTTTTTATTTTTTTCACGAGGGGTGGACACTTTGTGGGTTGTGGGTAGAGCATCCTCTTTATTTCACCGGTGAGCGCGTACCGCTTTCCCATGAAATCTTTGCAAAACCCATCGGTCCTCCCCTCCAAGGTTTCGCACCGGCAGAAACACTTTTGGGTGATCATGTCCCCGGAGACGTAAAACCAGACGTGATTCGACCCGTGCTCCCTCCCCAAATTTTCACAATACTTGGACGACGTGGAGACGAGGAATTGGTTTTTGTGCTTAAAAATCTTCGTCACCCTCGCCGAGGCCTGGCCCTCCATCGTCGTGCGGATGAACGTCTCGAGGTGGGCGCTGAGGGCGTCGTCCTGCACCTCGTCTTTGGTCTCCGCCTTGGAGAACCCACCCTCCTTGGCGGTGGCGACGCTGATTTTGCTCGGGGGGTGCACCTTGACCGGTTCACCCTCGGCCCGCACGGCCACCTGCGCGAGTAACTCCGGGGTGACGTCCGGGGGGAGGCGAAGCATGGTCGACAGCGGTTTCCGCGTCCACCTGAACACGGGGAGGTAGGGACCCTCGACAAGGCCTTTGGCCTTCTTGTAAGACCACGGCATGCGAAAGCCGCTCCCCTTGGCCCCTGTTCTCGGGTCGCCATACACGCTGTTGTCCACGACGGCGCCCCAGTTCACCCCGGGCTTCGCCGTGTGAAGGGCGATGAGGATGTGTTCTCTGAGGGCGCACGCGCTCGCTTGGTCGACGAGAAACCCAGGCCAGTTGAGGTGTATCCCGGTCTTCACCAGTTCCCCCGCGGGTTTGGGTTCGGCGACGGAGACGATGCAGTCCCCACCCCCGAGATTGCCCACCTTGGCGCAAATCACCCGACACACCGTCTCGATCTCCTCCACCGTGAGCGCCTCCTCCGCCTTGTAATCGAGATCGGCGAAAAAGTTATACGCCGGTTGTGTCTTTTGCTCGACGACGAACACCTTCTCCCCGGCATTCACGGCGTCGCAATACACCTTATAAAACTCAGGAATCTTGTCACACGGGATGCTCAGACATCCGCCGTCCATGAGCACGTGTGAGAGGTTTCTGGAGTTTGTGAAATCATTCTTGCTCGCCCACCGCCTCAGCATTATTGTCTCTCTTGTAGTAATCTCGCATGTCTTTTTTAAACCAGTGGTGGGGGTGGACGTCCGGGAGGTCCTCCTCCTCGGCGATGTCTTTTTTCACCACCAACAGTTCGTAGACCGTTTTTTCGCCGAGGGTGGCGACGAAGGCGTCCCCGTCCCTCCCCTTGGCGTCGACGATTTCTTTGATTTGGTTGAGAATGAACTTTTTAGATTTCATCTTCCACACTACTTAATTACAAATGTTTTTCTAGGCGCAGATAAACACGCGTAGAATTCCGGGTTCTTTATGACGTTGGTGACGATGCGCTCCCACTTTTTCGGTCGCGCCTTGAATTCCTCCAAGGTGTCCCACGACATGAAATCGTTCTCGTCGAACACCCTCTTGATGGGTTGCTTTTGCAGTTTTTTCACCTGCGTCTTCGCCTTTTCGTCCATGAATTTCTTCACCGTCTGCGCCCGCTGGGCCTTTGTGAAATTCACGAAGAACACGAAGACGTTGTACACCAACTCCACCGTCGGTGATTCCTTGACCGTGAACACGTAGGACGTGTACTCCCCGGACTTGAGGGAGACCACCCCCCGGGTCTCCTCCTCTAACTCCCTGAGGGCCGTGCGCAAGGGGCAATTCACCTCCCTGCGCCGTGACCCACCGGCGACGAACCCCCAATCCTTCCATCGCCGGTCGCGAATCGTGAGAAACACCGGCCTGTCCTCCGCGAGACACACCGGGATTGCGATAGCCTTATGTTTTTTCATTTTTCATCTGTCGGTGGACGTGAATCCTAATATCAGCGGATTTAATTTTCTTCGGTGATCTCCTTCACTTCCTCGGCCTCCTCGGTTTCTTCTCTTTCCTGTGGGGGCATCTCCATCATCATCGATGGCCTGGGTTCGCTCATTTGCATGAGGTGCATCGACACGTTCTTCAACTGCTCGACGTCATCCTTCGCCCTGGTGAGTTCTTTAAAAAGATAAATCGTCACCGCGAGGCACACGACGACGCCGAAAGTTGTCAACAGATTTTTGTCCATGGAAATCATTTCTAAATTAACATGTGCCTTTTCTTTTTAAGCAATCATCGCACCCATGGTTGCCCTGGGATTTTTGGCACACTGATAATCTTGGCCGAATTGCACCGCCTGGAGGTGGTCGTGCTTGCACTGCGGGTCTCGGGACGGGCCTTGGGCGGCGGACGGGGCGTTCACGAAGCGTTCGAGCGTGCGCGATTTCGGGTCGTACGTCAAAACGAAAACGATCACTAAAAGAATCACTGAGGTCCAAAACGTAGACATGTTTCTATTATAAAACGCTATGATTTAATTCTTAGTTGGCCCACTTGAGGGCGCCCATACCGTTGGAGATGGTGAGGCAGTTCACGCTTTGCGCGTAGATGGTGTCGTTGGAGGTGGAGGTCTCGTTGACGAGGCGCGCGCTGTCGAGGCGGGAGAAGTTCACCGTGCCCGTGACTTGGGTCTTCGAGGTGTCGAGGCAGAACGGGATGAGGAGGAGGTCGTCCTCGTCGGAGTTCAAGTCCGCGTTGGAGGTGTGGTAGTACAACGGGACCAAGGTAAAGTTCGGGCGAGACAACTTGTAATCCGAGATGTCGACGCCGTTCATTTGCATCTTGATGCGGTTCGTCGCGGTGAGCACGTTGACCGCGGACGCGCCCGAGGCCGTCGGGGCCGCAGCCAAGAACTTGATCGGGTGGTTGAACCCGCTGAGTTCGTGAATCTTGGCGTTGGAGGCGATGCTCTTCTGCACCGTCGGGATGACGAGGTTGATTTCCTTGGAGGCGAACATCTCGCGCTCGGCGGCGTCGAGGGTGATGAAATTGGCGTAGCACTCCCACTTGGAACCCCCGGCGAGGGCGCCCCAGGTGATGCGGAGTTCGACGTCGTGGTAAGAGAGGGCGACCAACGGAATGCAGTGTTGGTAGGACTCGCAGTTGAAGAAGCGGAGGGGGTAGAAGGTGTTCGCCCCGGAGAGGCCGGCGAGGCGAGACTTGCTGAGGTTGGAAGCCATCAACTTGGGGGCGATCTTCGTCGTCCACACGGCGTCTTGCTCATCGATGACCTGCCCACCGACGAGAATCTCAACCTTATCGATGACCGTCGTCCAATCGGTGATGGAGGTGTTCGCCTGAGGCGTGCCGCTGCCGACGATCGGGGTGAGGTAGATGTAGGAAAGCAAATCACCCTTTCTCTCGAAGCGGACGGTCGACATGCCGTTGCCGGTGACTCGACCCTGAATCACTTGGCGTTCGACCTGTTGGGCGAAATGCGTCGAGCGTCGAAAGTTGCTTTGGAAATACGAAATTTGAGGTTCACCAGTGATCAGGGCGTCTTGGGCGCCGTAGGCGAGCAACATCGTCTGTCCAGACATGGGTGTTAATTATACTATTACTCTGAGATTTTATCCACGAGAGAGTTCCACTCGCAGAAGGGCGGCGCGGTGGACGACGTTGTGTCTCGTGGTGATCTCACCGTCCGCCAAGAGGTATCTCAGGTCGTACTCCGGTTCGACGTCGACGGTGTCCACGTATTGGTGTTGCCCGTTCGCGTCGAGAACCGGGACGTCTTCCTCGCGGGTGTGCTCGTAATAGTTGGGGAGAGCCACCGGGGACGTGGCGACGATTTTGTAAAATCTCTCCCTCGTTCGTTCCTCGAAATTCGGTTTCGGCGTCGCCGATTCCTCGTAGACGTAGACAAAGTATCCGTAAGAAAACGTCGCCTTTTCTGTGTCACTCAGGTCGTTGTACACGGCGTTGGTCAACATAATTTCCTGGGTGTAGGTGTACGTGTTCCCACCCTCATCCGGTTCGTACTGAATGCGCTCCGCCTCCGGAAGCGCGCTGTAGGTCTCCGAGGAGACGGTGATGGTCTGCGTCTTGAACCACTTGGCGAAATCGTGCGGCTCCCCGAGGGCGACTTGCTTGTGCGTCGTCTTCAGGTAGTAGACCTCGTCCGCCTTGAACGCCTCACCCGCGGGGAGCGTCGCGTGCTCGTCGGCGGTGACCTCACTGAGGGCGTAGTAATCCGTGACGTTCGAACGCTCGGTGACGAGTTCCTTGACGTGGACGTTTTGCGGGTCGAAATCGCAGTATTCCAACACGCGACCGATCGTGTGCGCGCGCACGACGTCGTCGTCCTGCACCCGGGCGTATCCAGGGACGTTGGACGTCGCCAAGAGATCGCCGACGTGGATTTCCGAGTGCCCGCCGTCGTCGGACACCCACACCAAGGTCTCCCCAGAGGTGGTCACCAGAGAGTGGGTCTCCTTGTCTCCCGGGCGCGTTTTGTCGATGACGCCGAGGAATCCCTTGTCGCAGGCGACGTTGCTGAGGTGACCGGCGACGGTGACGATCAAACCGGATTTCTCGTCCACCTCGTCGTAGGGGATGGCGAGCCTGCGCCCCTTGGCGCGAATCTGCTTCTCGAGCACCCCGACCTTTGCGCGCTCGGCGACGAGTTCGGCGTTCAACTCCTGGGTGGACCTCACGAGGTACGGGATGAGACCGATGTAGTTGAGCCTTGTGGGTTCCCCACCCCACGAGGAGTAGTCCGGGTCCTCCTGGATGTCCCCCGAAGGCACGGGTTTGAACACCGGCGGGCGGGCATCCGGGGGTAGGATGAGGAGGTGCTTCAATTCGGGGGCGTCGTAGTAGACGTCTTGGGCGATGAGTCCCGATTCGTGAAACGCATCCGCGGCGTCGGCGTTCAACGCGTCCACCTTGTCGTAGACCTGCGGCTTCAATTTGAGAATCGTCGCCTTACCGGCCAATAAGTGTTCCTCATTCGTCTTCAGGCGGTCATCCGAGAGTTGACTCACCCCGCGCCGCGCGAAGACGTTGTCCGCCTCGACGTACGAACGCGGCGAGCCACCCGAAGACGGGACCGGTTTCTTCGGCAACACGTAACGCACCGGGTCCTCCGCGGTGTCCGGTAAATCTCGGAGACTTTGACGGTAAGACATCCACGCCTCGAGGTCGGCGTGCGTGGCGTGCTTGTAATCCGGCGCCACGGCGAAATCACTCTGTTGAAGGAGTTTGTTTCGTTCCATTCGTAAATTTTTGTAAGGCTTGCGCTCCACGATCTTTTGGAGACCCGCCTCGAACGCCTCCCTGGACGGTTTTTCGTAACCTTCGGGTAATTCTAGCGACTCGTACTTCGCACCGATAGCGTAATTCCCAATAGGCGGCCACGACGGTTTGACGAGCGTTTTCAAAAGTTCTTCTATTTCGGAAATGTCGTGCAAAGAGTCAATTTCATTCATCGGCACCTTCTTTTCATTACACGGCTATTTTAATTCTAAGACACTTGATGCACCAAAGCGTAAGTATGTCTTCCTCTGTACCAGGAAGCAGACGGATTAACTATGTAAAACTGGATCGTGTCCCCCGCTTCGCACTCGAGGAGAGTTTCGCTGTGGACATTGTTCCATATATCGTACCCATTGTAGTTTGCATGTCCATAAACATCCTGCGTTTTTGTATAATTATGATAGATGTACAACGTGCTGTTTCCGGTACCTCGCATGAGCACGCTCGCAACAGCCCGATAAACACCTTTCACTGGACACACGAAACGTAAGTTATAATCGTCCCACGGCCTGTCTGCGGAAATCGACATGACGTCCCCAAATGGCATCAAACTCGCCGGGTTGTATGATATCCACGCCCCGTCATTCGGTGTCGGGCACACTATACAAAATGGAACGTTACGAATACGGATGCGATCGAAAGTGGCGAGACCCGCGACGTCAAGCATCGCTCGTGGTTCACTT